GGATACAAAAGCTGATGACCATGCTTACGATGCGTTAAGATACATGGTAATGAGTAGAACTTTAGTAAATGTACACAGTACGCATAGGATGTCAAGACACACACAGAAGTATGAACCCCAAGACCAAACATTTGGATATTAACAATGGAACTACAAGACCAAACTCTTAGGCAAACATTAGATAATAGACTTAAAGTATTTGAAGCTACTGTCACAGGTGTAGACTATGAAGGAGTAAATGAAGCAAACAAAAAAATACGAACAAGTGCTATGCAAGAAATTAATAAGATAAAAAGAATTATAGCACGTTTAGAAAAAATTCCCGTAGATGTAAAAAGTATAACAAATATTTTAGACGTACCTATGAAAGAATTAAGTGCAGGACCTCTTGGAACTACTGAAGGTAGAGCAGCTTTATTAAAAGTAATTTCTAGTGAGGGTATTAAGTCTATAAAAAATGGTAAAGAAGTAAAAGGACCTATGCAAAACCTGTTAGCATTATTAAAAAATGCTTTTAATAATGTAGGTTTTGAACAAGGGTTCTTTGATGCAAAAAATCCTACCAGTAATAAGACATCTATAGGTAGAGCTTTTAGTGAAAGTACAGATCAAAAAGCTAATTCTATTATTTTAAAAAGACTTAATGTTTTAGGTGGTATGTATGTAAGTATTAAAGATCAAATAAAAGTACAGAATTATCCAAATGATTTTCATGTTAAAATGACTGGTGCATTAACAGGTTTAACCGGTGACTTTAAAACAGCTTTAGGTATGCAGATGTATGGGGGTTTTAGACCGGGGGATTTAGCCGGTGTAGATGTATCTCAAATAGATTTAAACAGAGGAATAATACATAATGTTCGTTTAAAAAGTGGTGGGGGCATTACAGTCAAAGATTTAATTATAGGAGATGCAGAAAAAGCTATATTACAAAATAGTATACAGGGAAGAACGTCTGGTCCTCTATATAGAACACCCCAAAAACAAATAAATGATGTTGTTAATCAAAAAATTGTTAACACATTTCCAGAAAAATTAGCTGTACGAGTTGGTGGAATAGAACAAAGCAAACAACTAACACAAAAATATCTTAGAAAATCTTTTACTGATTTAATGGCAGAGATGGGTCACAGCATAGAAGATATGGAAGTAAAAAGTGGCAGGGCAGATGTAAGAGTTATAGAAGGTTATATGTCAGATCCTGTAAAACTAAGAAGAATACAAAATATAGCTTCAGATGTAGCTAAATCTATATCAGGGTATACAGGACATGTTAGTGTAGGTAATGGATTAGCTGGATGGGGATTTGATCAAGGTTATGTTAATAAATATTCTGGGACTATGCCTGTTACAGCCTATAACATGCCAAATCCAGACTTTACAAAGTATGCAAATCAAACTTTTCCTAAAACTTATACTGAAATAGTAAGTAGAGAAGCTGCAAATTTAGTTTATGATAAACCAGAATCTAAAAGTAATTATATAGCTCCTTCTGGATCGTCTGATGAGGCAGCACGAGTAGCCACAATGCAAAACAGTTTAGTTCAAACTAATGCTACTAATGCTTATAATCAACTTAGAAAAGACACTGCATTAACATTAAATATACAACCTCAAGACATGAATGTTGGAGATAATGAAGTACTTATAGATGCTGAAATAGAAAAAAATGAAAATAAACTAAAAACAAAAGCATCACCAGAAAAAAAGATAGATAAACCTACTAAACAAGTTCCAGTAGCTGATACTAAACGAGCAAAAGTATTTAAAAGTGTAGCAAATTTAATTGGAGTAGACTTAGGAACAAAAGAAGGTTTACAAAAAGTTATGCAGCATATTAGAAATGCAAAAAAATCAGGAAATCCTCTTTTATCTATTGCAGCAGGTGCAGCCCTGCCTTTACTAACAGCATATACACCAAACGAATCTTTTGGTAGTCCTTTTGAAAAAGCTGCAGCTGTAGGAGTAGAAACTCTTCTTGGTGTAACTGGAATGCCTTTAATAGCACAGGATTTTGGATTTGGTACTGAAGAACAACAAGGTACATACCAAGCAAATAAAGCAGAGTACCTTGGAGGAATAGAAGAAAAAACAGCTCAACAACAAAAAACAAGAGATGCACTTAATGTAGCAGACACTGAGTATCAAATAGGAGAACAGATGCAAGGTATGATGCTAGAAGAAACAGGGGGAAACCCTTATACAAATAGACCTGTAAAAGGGTATATGGAAGATAGATAATTAACAACAATAATAAAGGGAGACGACTATGAACGACTTAATGAGTTATATGAACGGAAGTTTAAAACATGGAGCTATGAATGAAGCTAACGAAGGCTCATTGCATCGTGAAAGATTAGAAGGAGAAATTGCTGGACCTAATGCAGGTACCATTGAAGGACCATTTGAATCAACTATGATGTCAACTTCTGGCAAAGGTAGTGGACATACTGCACAGCTAGGTATGATTATGGGCCAGTCAAAATCTCATAAATAATAATAAACAAGGTATAAATAATGAGTGATCCTGTAGACGTTTCAAAAGACTTTAATCCAGACTCTGCCCCCGGTCTTGTTTCTTTAATACAAGAAAAACAACAGGAAGCAGAAAATGGAAGACAAGTCCATGAAACACGGTGGTTAAAAGCTTATAAAAATTTTAGAGGTATCTACGATAGTACTACACAGTACACATCAACAGAAAAGTCTAAAGTATTTATAAAAATAACCAAAACTAAAGTTCTAGCTGCTTATGGGCAAATAATAGATATACTTTTTGCAAATAAAAAGTTTCCTATTACCGTAGAAGCAACTCCTGTGCCAGAAGGCATAGCAGAATTTGCTCATTTAAAAACACCTTTAGACGAAGCTATGCCTCAAGATCCTTTTGGATATTCTGGAGATGGTAGAAACCTGCCTCCCGGAGCTACTGAAGCTACAGAACAATTAGACTATCTTGGAGGGCTTTCTTCAAAGTATGAAGGTGCTCCTATAGTTGAAGGGGCTGCTAGAATAGGAGAACCTCAAATTTCTCCTGCAAAAGAAGCTGCTTTAAGAATGGAAAAGATTATTCACGACCAGCTAACAGGAACTAATGCTACTACTACTGTTAGAAATTCTATTTTTGAATCTGTATTACTTGGCACAGGAATAATAAAAGGCCCTTTTACTCATAGTAAAACTGTTCATAGATGGATAAAAACAGAAGGGCAAAGAGAGTACACTCCAACATATAAAGATGTGCCTAAAATAGAGTCCGTATCTTGTTGGGATTTATATCCTGATCCTATGGCTACAAATATGGAAGATTGTGATTACGTTATACAAAGACATAAGATGAATAGGACTCAAGTTCGTGGTCTTATGGATATGCCTATGTTTGATCCAGAAGCTATAAATGAAGTATTAGCTGGAGGAGGAAATTACACTGATAAATACTATGAAAGTGTTATAAGAGATGAAGAAGGAGCTAACCAGCATTCTACAGAACGATTTGAAGTTCTTGAATATTGGGGATGTGTAGATTCTTCCTTTATGGAAGAGATAGGCATGGATGCTCCTGATGGTGATTACTTATCACAAGTTCAAGTAAACGTATGGATATGTGGTGGACAAATATTACGAGCTGTTATGAATCCATTTACACCAATGCGTATTCCTTATCAAATATTTCCTTATGAAATAAGCCCTTATCAAATATGGGGTATTGGCATACCAGAAAACATGGAAGATGCACAGATGCTTATGAATGGTCATGTCCGTATGGCTATAGATAATTTATCCTTAGCAGGAAATATGGTTTTTGATGTTGATGAAACATCTTTGGTACCCGGACAAAATTATGATATATTTCCGGGCAAAATATTTAGAAGGCAATCTGGTGTTACAGGAACTGCAATAAATGGTATTAAGTTTCCTAACACAGCAGGTGAGAATATACAGATGTATGATAAAGCAAGACAGCTTGCTGATGAAGAAACTGGTATACCTAGTATAATGCATGGACAGACTGGTGTTACAGGTACAGGAAGAACAGCAGCTGGGTTGTCTATGTTATTAGGATCTGCTGGACTGTCTATTAAAACTGTTATTAAAAATCTTGATGATCATCTTTTAAAACCAATAGGAGAAGCTTTTTTTCAATGGAACATGCAGTTTAATGAAGACCAACCTGAGTCTGAAGGAGATCTTGAAATTAAGCCAAAGGGAGCTGCTTCTGTAATGCAAAAAGAAGTTCGTTCTCAACGTCTTACAGCATTGTTGCAAACAGTGGCAAACCCTATGCTTGCTCCGTTTATTAAAATACCTAATCTTATAAAAGAATTAGCTATCTCTCAAGACATAGATCCAGATAGCCTTGTTAACGACATGGATCAAGCACAGATCTATGCTGAAATGCTGAAAGGAATGCAGCCAGATGTCCAACAACAACAACAACAATCAGGAAACCCTCAAGCAGCTGGCCCCAATGGTCAACAACCCGGAGGCATGGGAATCCCTCAGCAAACTTCTGCAGGGACTACACCATCAGACCTTACAGGCTCTGGTAATGGCACCATCGGAACTGGAGGTGTTCCGGCTGCAGGGGAGAGCCAGTTTGCTGGGAATGCTCCTCAACTTGAAGAATAATTACGAAGAAATGAAAAAAGAAAGTAAAAAATAATGGCTACATCTGACCTATTTCCTACATTTAGTACTTCTGGTACAGAAGCCGGTCAACAAGGAGGCCAGTTTGACCAGTCTTTTGGGTTTTTGCAAGCTCCTGCAGAAGTAAAGGGAGTTGGAGAAGCTACAAAATTACCTAGAGATATAGGTATTAATTTAAAGTTAAAAAGTTTAGGAAGAGAACAGGAGCAGGTAGAAGATGAAGATGCTCCACAGGATGCCACATCTTCATTAAGAAAAAGTATGGCAGCTGCAGGCTCTATAGCTTCTAAACCTTCTAATATTTTTGGATTAAGACAGCCTATTGCTATGGAAGCTAATGTTTTAACAGGATTAAGTGACCCTAGAGCACTTACTGCTATGGGTACTTCCCCTGCTTTAGCTGATACAGGTTATGATGCTTTTGCTATGTTGATGGGTGAAGATAGAGATTTAGGTCCGGGAGGGCCAGACGATATAGAACAAGGTTTACAAATGGCTGGTGATGCAGTAGGTACACTTGCATCAGAACCTGACATGGCAAATTGGTTAAGTGATACACTTAGCACAGACTCTACTACAGCTTCGGGTAGTACTAGTAGTACATCTGCAAGAGGAACAGGGGAACCACCTGTACCAGTAGGATTAGCTCCTAATGCTGCAACTGCTGGAGCTGGATTAAATTCTGCAGGTATGCCTATGTATGGTAGTACTTTAGGAGCAACAGCAGCAGCAGGTGCAGCTTCAAGTGTAGCCTACGATCCTCGACCTATGTTAAATTCAGGATATGGTAGTTTACAGCCTAAACAAGGCCCTTTTTATAATCCTAATAATTTATCTGGAGCTTCCTATGCCATGGCAGGTGCTGCTACTATAGGAAGTGCATACACAGCATATAACTCTTTAAAAGGAGGTTTTGAAGGTATTAATAGTCCTATGGATGGCCTTACTGCTACAAGTGGTGTTCTAGGCACAATGGCCGGCCTACAAACTATGGGGTTAATGGGAGGACAATATTTTGCTTCGTTAATGGCTGGGCCAGTTGGTTGGGCTATTGGTGGAGCACTATTACTAGGAACCCTTTTTGGTAAAGGGGGCATGTTTGGTAAAAAAGATAAGCCAGCAATGGGGGGAGCAGAATTTAGATTAGGAACTGAAGCTGGTATTTCAAGTGACAAAGATAATAGTAAATTTATGTATCCCGGACAAGAAGGATATGATGAAGCAATAAAAAATGATAGCCTACGTATAGTTGCTCCTTATAGCTGGGGGTATAATGGGTATGAACATCAAAAAACAAGAGGTCAAGCACAAGGAAAAATAGATTACCTATATGCTTTTGCAGATAACTTTAAATTGAATGTTAATGAAGACACTTTTATAAAAGCTGCCACAGGATCAGGAGGTTTTGAAAAATATAAACCAGTTGGAGATAGGGGTGCTAGAAATCACAGTGTATTAGAAAGAATAGACAGTGTAGGAAATGGTTCTTCAAGTGCCGGAGCTTGGTTAAGAGAAGTTATGGAGTACACAGGTAAAAATGGAGAAAGGATACTAGAGGGAGATATATACAAAGGTGTTCGTATAGATCCAAATACAGGAATGCCTACAAAAGTAGGTTATGCTGATCAAGAGTCTTTTCAACAAGCAGTAGAAAAATTTAACACATCATATTATGGGTAATTAATATGTATGAACACATTATGTTTAATAATAATAGGAATAATAATGATACAGCAACCTCTTAACGCAGAGCAGCCTCCTGAAGACAGCCCAATAAATGTTGGAGAAATGGATTTTGCGTTTCTGTCTGCTGGAGACCCTACTGTTGAGCCTTACGACCAATTAAATAAAATGCAAGAAAATTTAGATCAAGAGGAACAGCAAGAAATTTCTCAGCTAGTACCTTACGTAGAAAGATTTTTTATCTTATCTTATAAGGCTGAGAATGGGGAATACCCACCTGAACCAAATACAGGAAATACAAGTGTAGAGCAGTATAATTCTATGCTTGGAGAAAATTCTGCAGAACAACTTGGCATGATGGAAAACCCTCAACAAGAAGGTCCTTCTGGAACAATACCAAAATCACAATTTGATAAAACTCCAAGTAGTATTCCAAGTAGAACAATAGATTTAGAACCTCTTCCACAAGATATGCAATTAGGAGGCCAAATACAACCTCAACCACAAGAACAGGCACCTCAGCCACAGGCTCAACAAGTAGCTTCAGGCCCAATAGGAGAAGTTCAAGTTGAAGGAAAAGACAGTTCAGGTGTAGCAGATGATGTACAAACTAAAAGTGATGGGTACGTATTAAGTAAAGGTGCTGTAACAGCAAATGGAAAAATGTACATAAATGATTTAATTGATGAGGCTATTCAAAGATTAAAAGAAAAAGGAATAGAATTAGACACACAAGAAATTCCTGAATCTGCCGAAGATATTCTTATATCAAACGGAGAAATTATGATACCAGATATAATAGCCCAAGAAATAGGCTATGCCCGTCTTGAAAAAATGAATAAAAGAGGAGAAAAAATAACTGAAGAGTTATTAGCTGAGAAAGGACAAGAAAAAACAATAGCCCCCCCTGTTGAAGAAGGGTTTGCATCTCCTGAGCCACAAGGGTTTAATGAAGGAGGGGAATTAACAGGACAGGAACAATATGTAGAAGGTATGCAAGAAAAAATTAAACTTTTAGATGAGGAAGCAGTTAATACAGATCCTAATATTGAGACAATACATATAGACCAGTTTCCTGCAGAAAGTCCTGATGAAAAAATATATCAATACCCAAAGGAAACAGTAAAAAGTGCTATGGCACAGCATGAATGGAAAAACCAAGACCCTAAATATGCATTTGTAGGATTATCTAAAGGTATGAAATCTTCTGCTTATGGCCCCGGACAAATAATAGGTAGTACAATGGGAGACATGATAGATAGAAATGTTTTTGGTAAAGGAGAACTTAAAAACTATGCAGAAAAAATAAATGCTGCTCAAAATTTGTTTTTTAACTACTGGGCAAACGAAATGGGAATAGAAGGTGCAGATACTCCTTTAGGAAAGGCTTCTCTAAAAAAATTAGGAATAAATAGAGAGCAGTTTCAAAAATATGTAGATGAAGGGTATTTTACACCTAGTAATAAAAAAAATGCACAAGAAAGAAACATACCACAAGAACTGTTAGGAAAAAATTCTGATAGAAATTATGATTTTCTATGGGATGTTGTGATAAAAGAAAAAACAAAAAGAAAAACAGTAACAGGAATTAATACGTTTTTAACAGCCTACCATGGCTCTAGAAATAGTAATGATAATGGTAGGTATGTAAAAGCTATAAGAGATATTTTAGATCGAAAAGATTAGATCTACTAAAATTCCAGCCACCTAGATTGCCATCTAGCACTGGATAAATCAGCCAATCATGGCCACCCTCAAATTAATGAGGCCCCTAAAGGAGGAATAATAACATGGCAAAAAAGAAAACCAACATGCACAGCAAACCTGATGCACTTGATATGGACCCTAGAGCAAATATGTATCGAGGAAAAGATAGAGTGACAACATCAGAAGAAGAGGACATACTTGAAACTGAGGACCCATCTGTAGAGGCATCTATGGAAGCTACTCCAGAAGTAACAGGTTTTATGGACTCAAAAAACTCAAACCAAGCATCAGACGATAATGTTATGGGAGGAGAGACAGAAGTACAGTATAAGAAAAGGTATGATGATCTTAAAACATACTATGATAAGAAGCTGTCTGAATGGAGGCAAGAGAAGGAGACTTTAGAAGCACAAAGTAAAGTTGCTGAGAATCAAGTTCAATATGCTCCACCAAAGACAGATGAAGATCTAGAACAGTTTAGAGACAAGTACCCTGACGTATACCAAGTAGTAGAAACTATCTCTCACAAAATGGCTGCTTCAAAAGTAGAAGATTTACAGGCTGAAATAGGTCGTTTATCTGAACGTGAACAAAAGTTAAAAGTTCAATCTGCTTATAAACAGCTGTTACATACTCACTCTGATTTTGATCAAATTAAAAGCTCACCTGAGTTTTTAGCATGGCTTGAGCAACAACCTATAAGCATTTCGGAAGGTATTACTAAAAACAATACTGATCCTGTCTGGGCTAGTAGGACTGTTGATTTATATAAAGCAGATGTTGGAATAGATGGGAGACGGAAGCCTGCCAAATCTAAAGATGCTGCCAGATCAATTACTAAGGCTACAGGCCGGGATGTAAATGTTGGGCAGAATAATAAGACTTGGAAGATTTCTGAGATTCAAAAGCTTAAACCATGGGAGTTTGAGAAATACGAATCTGAAATAGATCAGGCCATGAGGTCTGGTCGTGTTATTAATGAATAGATAAAGGACAATAAATATGGCTACAATGGGATCAGCAGCCGGTTATCAGAATTTACCTTCTGGAAATTGGGCACCTGCTATTTACAGTCAAAAAGTTCTTAAATATTTCCGTAGGGCATCAGTGGCAGAAGCAATTACAAATACTGATTACACCGGAGAAATTGAGAATTACGGTGATACTGTAAACATACTAAAAGAACCAACAGTTACTGTGGCTTCTTATGGTCGTGGACAAACTATAGACACACAATTACTTGCAGATGATCAAATCACACTAACAGTGGATCAAGGCAATTACTTTGCGTTTAAAGTTGACGACATAGAAGAAAGACAAGCACACGTAAACTGGGAAGCTCTTGCAACATCTTCAGGTGCATATGCTCTGAAGAAATCATACGACTTTAACGTACTAAACGCAATCAACGATGGTGCTGCTACTATAGATGGCACATTAGGTGTTGCAGGTACTGCTATATCTGGTAATACAGGTGACGAAATAGCAAACTACATTAGTACAGCAGCTCGTGTATTAGATGACAATGACGTTCCGGGTGAAAACCGTTGGCTTTGTGCCAGCCCTCAGTTCTATGAACTATTAAGACAGGCTGACTCAAAAATAATGGATTCATCTGTAACAGGTGGGCCATCTAATTTGTTTAACGGTCAAGTAACAGATAGAAAGATACATGGTTTTACTCTGTATCAAACTAATGTTATGACAGTTGGATCTGTAGGATCAGATGCAGCAAATACATTTGGACCTTCAGGAACATCAGGTGAAGCTGATGTCTTGTTTGGACATATGTCTGCAGTAGCTACTGCTTCACATATTGCTAAAACAGAAGTAATACGTGATCCAGATAGTTTCTCTGACATAGTTCGTGGTTTACACGTATTTGGTCGTAAAGTACTTCGTGGTTCAGCAACAGGAACTGGCTACAAAGGTGTATTCACAGGTGTAGTGGATTTAAATACATAAATTAGAAAGGAATAAAAGAAAATGGGTACATTTAATGTAACCGGTGCCGGTGGCACAACAGGTCATCCTTCTAATGGAAGGACACCTTACTTAGTAGAGAATACAATTGACATCTCTCAAGTTGACGGAGATGCTGGAGCTGCACAAAATGATGTGCTTCAAGTTCTGGATCTTCCAGCTGAAACTTTAGTCATGTTTGCAGGAATAGAAGTGCTAGTAGCATGTTCAAGTTCTGTAGTTCTTGATCTTGGTATCACTGGAAGCACAGCAGGTTTTTCTGATCCTGATGCTTACGTAGATGGCTATGATGCTACAGGAGCCAGTTATGCTCCTATCTTATCTGTATTGAAGCTTCAAACAAAAGTTGCCGAAACTCTAGATGTTCTAGTAGCTGGTGCAGCTTCATCTGCAGGTAAAATCCGAGTCTGGGCAATCCTTTGTGACATTTCAGGAGTTTCTGAAACTGACACAAATACTGCTGCTCAACACGATACTGAATAGTACTGAAAATTAACAGTAAATAAAAATTATTGGGGGAGGAAATTGTTTTCTCCCTCAGTATAATCTCAGGAATTTCTTATGACTGTACACAAGTTAACAAACACTCAAAAATCTTACAAACCAAAAACTATAGAAGACTATATAACCACTGCAGAAGAAATGAAATTACGTATGGTTTCTATTGAACAAACATTAAATTTAATCTTAAAAAAACTGGACATGTAATGGTTAAAAAAGGTTTATATGCAAACATTAATGCAAAGAAAAAAGCTGGTACTAGCAACACAAAGAAAAAGTCTACT